CTGCTACAGCACCAATGCATAAAGCATCAGTGCTTAATGGCGTACCATCTGTATAGGTTAATAATGTTAATGCAATATTTCCCTTAGTATTCTCAATGACTCCAACCTCAGAATTTTCAGTCGACCCCATGCGGATATTCATTGCGTCTATGTATTCCCCATTTGGAACTACACGTTGGTCAAAAACCTTATTCATTCTACCTGCTAAAAAATTCCTTGTAAGTTTTGTCATTTTATTTTATTGTCTTGTCCATACCTCTAAGATTCATTAATAATCTGCCGGGATGAATGTTACTCATTCTTATTTTTGCATTTCTAAGTAAAGCACCTCTTTCCTTTCTAGCTCTGTTTACAATATACTCTTGAACGCCATATTTTGTATTTAACATCTCAAATTTAATGGCTGCATAGATATACTGCTCAAACAACTTATTAACTGTAATTAAGGAATTATCTCCATTCTCCATTCCATCAGATACGTATTCAAGGATACATATTTCTCCTGCCATTCCTGAGTCAAAGTTAATAACACCATTCTTCTTATCAATATTAAACGTAGGGTTAAAATTAGCCGTTTCTGTGTTGAGTCCAAACGCAGCGCCTATGCCATAGTCAAAGTACCACATACCGTCTACATTATATCCCCACTGCCCATTAAATTGATGTCCTTGATTGAGATAAATACTCTTCTTTGTCTTATGTATTCTATCGTAGTCAATGTTTGAGTCTTGAGGACGAAGTATATTCCCAAATTGGTCAAAGAGAATATTTCCTTTATTGTCCTGTAAGTAAGCACTTGATGACAAAGTTTGAATATTTTCTGTTAATGGTCTTAGTATTCCATCTTTATAAAGAGATATTCTAACCCAATTCACAAAGTCTTGTGGAAGAACATATCTTAAAGAGTCCACCACAGATAATTCTAGGACTTTAATCTCCTTAAAAGCGTCATAGTTTAATTCTTGTATAGCTCTTTTTGCATGAAACAACACCTTGTATCTTTCCTCGTTATTTATCAAGGAGTGATTACCAGTATGCATCAACATAAAGTTGTTTACAATATCAAACAGACTAACGTATTGATATGAGCCCCAATTTGCATTTTGGGGTGTATTGCCTGAGTTTGCGTAGTATTGATAATCTGATATATATGCCATACCTTATTATTGTTGTTGACTGAATGTTGGTTGTTCGTGTTGTTCTTGAGCCATTGCAAATTGAGTAACTTCATTCTCACGTATAGAAACACCACAATATTGCAATATTTTCATTATTAATTTAAACTCATCTTCCTGAGGCAATTCAAAATCTTGATAATCAGGTTGAGATTGGTCAAATACAGGTTCTCCTGCAGCAAGTGTAATGTAAGTCCACTTTGGTTCCTTTGGATATCTAAAATACTGTGCCTGAAGTTGCCCTAATTTGGCAACTGAGTAAGTAGCTGTAAATGGATATACTTGCAGTTTTATGGTCTCTAAGCTATAGGCAGGAAACATAGCACTAGGAGCAGTAAGATTAGATAGGCCTAGCATTGTAAGCTTGGCGTTATTTATCTTCTCAGACTCCTTATACTCTTGAGCTGATATGATATAGTAGCTATCTCCAAATGTTTGAAATATATCAGCACTAATCTGAAGCTGAGTGTTGCTTATAACTAAATAAACAATAGCTGTTTGGCGCGTAGTTAAATTAACAACAATATCTCCGGGATTAACTAGGCCTACAAAGTTGGCATTGCTATCTTCTAACAAATCAGGTATTACTAAGCTACATATACCATTAGTTAATTCAATAGGATAGCACACAACTCTGTTTATCATGTAAGCTTCATTACCAGTTGTAGTAAGAGATGGTATATAATACCTTGCTCTACTTACCTCAGGAAAGTCATAGTCAAATGGAACTAAAAAATCTGTAACTAAAAAAGATTCTATGGTTTCAGAAGTAGCTTTGTTGATATCTGCATAATCTGTTCCTGAAGTCCTTAAATTCTCCATGTTTATGCCCTTATTAAAATTACTAAAGTACTCTTCATACGCCTCTAGTTGAGCTTGCTTTGCATATAAATTAAAATCCGATGGAGATATATATCCGTAGTTATTTTTATTAAGAACAGATAATACTGTATTTCTAACTGAGTTTATCATTGCTCACTTTTTTACAAATATACAAAAAAAAAGGGGGCGTAGAAACGCTCCCGATTTAATCATTAATCAAAACAATAAACGAAACATAGAATAAAAATCTTATTTACCTAGCGAGGTCTCTAACATCTTTAGTGAGTCTATACCTTCGTCACTCTGCAAGTAAGATGCAGCTGCATCATAAGCATCGTCACCAAAAGGAATTGACATCATTTTTTTCTTATTTGTAGCAGTATTGAACCAAATTTCCTTGTCGTTGTTTTTAAGCGTCAACAATCTTGATTCAAAGAACTGACGAATTTTAGCTTGGAATTTTAATTCAGGATCATTTATAATGTTTAAGAACTCTTTAGGTTCATTCTTAGCAAACACTAATAAATCTCTCTTTAATTCAGCAGTAGATAGTATTGATGGGTCTTTACCAAATATAACTCTTGAAAGCATTTCAATCTGCTCTATAGTTAATTGGCGAGCCTCTACTAGCGCATCTACCTCTATATTCAAATCAAAAACCTCAGCAGATGCATCTTTCTCTTTATTTACCTCAGTAAATACTACATTATTTAATGGATGGTAATGCAAAAACTCTTGCAATACAGGATTGTTCTTTGGAACACTAAGCATACCATCTTCAAAAATAATTGGTTCTAAGATAGCATTTCCGTCCTGTTGGTCTTCAAATGGAGACTTTTGATTTACTGCATATCTCAATGCTCTATTAATATTATTCTTCTCATCATACCACATCAAAGGAAATCTAGGATGGTTTCTTGAAGCGAGTGTGTAAGACAACGGCGTACCGTTTTTTAATTTATATACCTTATCAGAAGGCAGTATATTTTTTGACATTTTATAAGATTTAATTTGATTAAAATATTAAAAAAAGCAGGGGATTTTAATGCCCCCTGCCTTTGTATTCATCCTATATACTATCCATAACGGAAAAGTACAAAGTTGTTTGCACCCAAGGTACATACGCAACGCTCAGAAAGGAAGTTGACCTCCATTGCATCCAAGTCGCTAGTTTGAGCCCCACCGGCAGAACCTGTAATCCAAGTCTTGTAACGTCTGTCTTCAGCTTCAGAAGCTCTGTAACGAACGTGCAAGAATGGACGCTTAGCGTTCTTACCCATGATTTGATCGTAAACTGAGGTAGAACCTGCAGGAACTAACAAACCTGTAACGGTACCAGTTGCAGTAGCAGCACCTGAGCTACCAACTAAACCACCACGCATTGTTGGGTCATTCAAGTATTTCCAATCTGATTTGTAGAAATCGTAACCTCTACGGAAACCTGTGAAACCAAGATTTAGCGCCATGCTTACATCATTGTCAAACAGACCGAAAGAAGCAGACTGAGAAACACCACCTGAAGTGAAACCATTTAAGGTAGCCAACATGTTGTCGATGTCAAAGCTCAATCCACGATTTACGAATACTACGTTCTCTTCGATAGCACCTTGCTTATCTAAACGAGAAACAATTGTATCCCAATCAGTCAAGGTAGTTGGAGTACCACCACCCCATACGTTACCACGAGAGTTTACAACGTAGAAGATACCTTCAGATCCTTTTGCAACAGCAGCGTTTGTTACATTATCCATAGGTACAGCTTCAATCATTGCAGTCTCAAGATAATCTTCAAAACGAAGACGAGTCTCATGCTCTGACTTCAAATACCAAAGGTATCCTGTAGCACCATTTTCAGATGTTACTTCAACCCAACCGATTTGAGCCATATCAGAACCATTAACGGCGTAACGGTCTTTGATGATGATTGGAGAATTTGAGAAGATGCTATCTTCTGCTTCCAAAGAACCAACCATCCCGTTAGTTCCTTTTTTAAATTCAGAACCATAAATGAACATTGTACAAGCAGCACTTGCACCAAAAGCCTGTCCACCTACTTCATAGTATGCTACTACGAATTGAGTTGCGCTGTTTACAGCAGTAACGATTGCTTTGTTGTAAACACCTGTGGTGTTTAACTGAATCATTATTGTCTGTCCAACACGAACTGCTATATAAGTAACACCTGCGTCATTTACAGTCAAAGTAGCTGTAGCAGAAGCAGCAGCAGCGCCTGATGTGACATTGATGTACTTAGTGTGTAGACGACCTTGTTCTGCCCATTTTACTTGGTCAGAGTTAGAAGGCATTTCAGCTCCTACCATACGTAAGAATGAAGATACCGTTCTGTTACCATATCTTTCAAATTCTTTCTCATAAGTATCAGGTAGATACTGATTTAAGAAGTCGAAGTTGGTAATGTAATTTGTTTGTAACGCTACTTGCTCCGGTGCAGGTTGCAGGGCATATGTAGGCGCCGATAATAAAGCACTTGCCATGTTTTTAAATTTTTAATGTTATTAAATACGTTTTATACTGCGGATTTTCAGGCTTTTACCTGAATCAGGGTTTACCGCCCTCACCTGCATCCCATCACTTGTCTTAGAAACCTCAGGCGCTCTGCGTTCAGACATATTTATATTCTTAGTCTTTCTCATCACATCCTCAGTTGCGTCAGACATTCCTTGCTCGTAAAAATACTTTGCAAATTTGTCGGGGTGCATCGCAATAGCTAAAGACTTATGGTATCCTACCGCATCTTTTATAAGTCCATTCTCATCTAAGAATTTCCCAATAAAACTAGAAGGATTAGATTGAATGCTTTTCAACTCAGAGGCATCTCCCGGAGAAAACGAAAACGACTTGTCATTTATCTTGAACTCAAAACCTTTGAACTCATTACTAAATACGTCATTTGTTTTTTGGTCGAACCAACTGCGCTTACGTTCATTTTCTTCTTGAACCGTCTTAGCCTGCTTTGTATATTGTTTATAAGACTCATACTCTTCTTTTTCTTCATCAGGAACAAACGCCACGCTTGACTCAAGGGGTACTTTGTACATTTCCTTCTGTTCGTTAAAGAATTTCTTAGCCTCAGCCACAATTTTCTTTTTAGCAATCTTAACCTTTTTTACAGCAGACTCATCGTCAATATCCTCGTCATATCTGTAATCATCCATCAGCGTATCAATGTCATCCTCATCAAGTCCTTGCTGAGTAGAAGTAAGGTATTCTTTTAATAATTTCTCTGAATCCATTGTGTCGAAATCCTTTTTTAATTTAAGGAAATCTTCAAACCCTCTGCCTGTCTCTTTCTTATATTTCATATAAGCAGCTACATCTTCAGGTAAAGCCTCAGCTTCTTTTCGTTCAGCAACCAAATCATCAAAAGAATTTATTTGCTTGTTATATCTCTTACCAATATATGAAAGAACTTTTTGTTCATCCAACTCCTCCTCTTGTTGTATCTGAGGTTCTACCTCTACAATAGGTTCTGGTGTTGGCTCAGGCTTAGAACCACCTGATAAATCAACCTTTAAAATTCCATTTACTTCTTGTTCATGTCTTTCAAGAAGTTCCTGCTCTACTTGAGCTACTCCTTTCTCTTGTCCTTCTCCTACTAATTTTACTGATTTAAACTCCATTAGATTTGATTTTATTTGTTACAAATTTATATTAAATTTTTGACTTTTTTATCGAGGCTCAAACTCGCCTAAGTCAAACCCATCTAAGCTATCTTCATTTGATTCAAAGTTTAATGGAGGAAGATTATTTTTCCTTTGGTCTATAAGCTTTGATTGCTGAGTATTTTGTATGCTTATTCTTTTGTTCTTCTCATCTTCTTTCATCTTATCTCTCTGAGAAATCTTTCCTACTTCCATATCATGCAATTGCATATTATAGTTAAATTCTTCAGCCATCAAATGAGATTTGAATTGCATTTCTTGCTCTAATTTCTGTATATCAAACTGAATCTCTGCTTGCTTAATAGTTATCTTTGCTTTAGTCTCTGCTTCTATTTTCATCATTGCAGTTTGCGCTGCCATTTGCTGAGATTGTATTTGTTGCTGATTTACCATGGCTTGCTTTTGCATCTCCATTTTGTTTGCATCATCTTGCTTCTTAACCCTTTTAACCTTCAATAACTGATTGGCAAGTTTCAAGTTTTTAATCTCTCTTATGTCAATAGCGTCCTCAAGATTAATGTCTCCCTTTGATAATGCCATTTGGATATTACCTTCAAGCTGTGCTTTTTGTTCTTCATCGGGAGAAACTTCAATGAATATTCCAAAATCGTAAATGTATAAATCTGATATTTCATTTAGTATAGATACATTGTATTTGCCAATTTTATTGACAAAGTCATCTTTGAAATCAGCATACTCAAGAATATCTGCAACTCTATATGTTAAAGCTTCAGCCATAGTTCTATATACAAATAAACTTCCCTCAAGAATATGTCTTGTTGCTGTATTTGAATTAAGTGCAGCCAATTTCTGTAGACCAACTAATGAATCAGGATCAGGCATTGAGCCATCCCTAGCTTCATTAAGTCCGGTTACAGACCTAATCATATCCATATAATGATTATAGTTGGCTATAAGCATTTGAGTTTTACTTGCGCCTGAATTAGACGTCAACTGCGTAATAGGAACTCTTGCATTATTAAACTCTCCATCTTGAGTATAACTACGCCCAATAACACTACCTGTTTGGAAATATAACCTAAGTGCATCTTCAGGATTGTACGCATTACCTGAACCTAAGTCAACCTCATTCAATCCATCTGCATCTATAAATACACCATCAGGAACAACACGAGCAATTACTTGCTGCAGTTTTAAATGAGTAATCTGAATTAAATCAGCAAATGGAATCATTCTTCTAACTAAAGACTCAATAACTCCCTTGTACATACGTGGAGCACAAGCCACATAGTTAGGTATTGCATGTTGAGAAGCAGACTTTGGACGAACCATATTTTCTGCTAATTCCCATTTAATAAGAATACTTGTACCCATTACCATAATGCCCTCATACCAAACATCAATGGTTTTTTCCATCTTCTCAAAATTACCTTCCTCCATCATCTCTGTAGGAGGATTAAATGTGTCATCTTTCTCAATAACACGAGACCCACCATTCTCAAGTATCTTCTTCTTATAAACAATCTTTTTTGTTGACTTATAATTGAAGTACATCAACGTACAAGTATCACGATGAAAAAGACTATTTTGATAATATTGAGCAACATTATAGTAGTCATACCAACCCTGACTGTATTGAGATATTTCTTGTAAATCTTCTCTTGTTAATGATTGGTCAATCTTCATCAACTCAGTAATTGGCATCGTCTTAATCTCTCCCCAATAGAAACAATCTCTAAAGTATGGGTCCTCAGTATAGCTATACACCACATTAGCAGGGTCAACATAAGATATTTTTACTCCTGCTCCGGGAAGAAATTCATGCTTTGCTATAGCTATTCCCACAACAGTCATATCATAATCAAGTCTCTTTCTAATGTCTTGATAGTGACTTTCTTCAAATATGGTATTAATAGCTTCTTCTTCAGCAATCTCAATAGCAGGCTTATAATTAAGTTGCATGTAAAGATTTAATTCCTCGTCATTATTTGGAAGCTGCTCAGGATCCATTGTGAACCCATTAAATCCAGTCTTTTCTTTTACAATATTCAACACATCTTTTGAAATCATCTGAGCCTCAATCATGTCTTGATACTTACTTCTCTTTGCTTGAGACATAGCATCTTGAGAAAATGCTTTTACTTTGAATAGCCTGTCAGACATTCCGTTTACAACAATATCAACAAACTTGGGGATTATTGGAACAGGCGTCCAATCTAAATTCAAATAAGATAAGTCGCCATCAATAGCTAATTCGTTTTTATACTTAGCTACAGACTGCTCTCCTCTTGCGTATAATCTTACTTTATGGAAGTCTCTCCATTGAGCATAGTACCGGCAAGAGCTACTATCCTTTCTGAACCATTCGTACTGAATTGCCTGACCTACTTGGAGTCCAAACTCTTGTGACGCCTTTTCCGTGTCAGAAGCTAATTGACTTGGAAATGTTGTAGATTTTATGTCTATTACTATATTTTTCATCTAATCAATTGACTTGTGTTTCCATCATTCCTATACCTCGCGAAGTTAATACTAATTTTCGACTCTTTTTTTTCAGGCATGTACATATGTTTTTGATTTGCCATGATGGCTAATCCTGAACTTATACAAGCATCAAAACGAGTCCTATCGTTTATGTCAAACTTTGCCCAATCCTCTAGTGTTCTTGTGAATGGCATCGTTCCCATTTCATCCTGCGGCCTATACATCCCTGTAAAGTCAATCCCTACGAACTTTTCTATGTATGATTCTATTGCCGCAGCGTGCACTTGTTTAACATCTTCTGAAGAGTTTGGTATTCCTCCAAGTTCTCTTTCTGTAGCATTGAGTTTATTATATTGCTTATCAGGTCTATTCAAACAGAAACCTCTGTACCCCCTGTTCTTAAAATGATATAAAAGTCTTGGCTTATTATTCTCTATAAGTATTGGCATACCATAAAATATACAAGCCATCAGCACCTCTTCAAAAAATATCTCAGCAGTCTGAGGCCTTGCTACATATTCTAGGAAGAATTCGTTAGTAGGCGCTTCATCCATGTGAAACTTAGTCATTCCATGCAACGCACCATTCGAACCTCGCCCTCCAACAACAGCAGATATATCATAGGAATCACATCCAAATGACCCTATATGCTCATTGCCCGGATACTTAATGCCATTTCTATCATGAACATTGTTCTGAAGATGTTTTTGCGGTGTCCAACTAACTAGAAATCTACCTGATGAATTTGGAGACCATACAACCTTTGTATCTTTTACTCCATCCTGCCATTGGAAAGACCCACGAGTTAGGTAATGCGCCTGAATCATGGAATCGTTATAGTCAATCTGATGATAAATCTTTGTAAGGTTAAATAGCGACTGCTTGCTCTCATCTCTAAAAGCATGCGATTCTGTTCTTGGAAACTGACGATAAAATTCATTGAGTGCATCTGCGTCATTCTTTAACGAGTCTACCTCTGCCTCCCAATAGTCTATAGCCCCATTTCTAATCCAACCTCCATCAACTCCTTTTATCTGCTCATCAGGCTTAGCAAAAACAGGCATGCCATACAAATCAATAAATCCCTCCATGTTCCATTCCATCGGTATGAATAATGAATATAGTCCACTCTTAGTTTGCCCATTGGCATTGCGAGTAGCAGCATTAGAATCCTCATAAATATCTTTAAAGTTCTGACCTCCTTTGCTTAATGCATTTGAGGTAGAACCCATCATACACTTTCCAATAATCTTACTGCCCAATCTAAGACATGTCTTTGTTACACGCCAATTCTCTTTTATATTCTGAGGCTTAGTCCATTTTCCACTCTCGTCATGAGCCAAGAATAATAACTTCTCTCCATCATATGAGTTATCCTCGGTATTCTTCCAATCTATCGTAGTATCTAATCCCTTTATATCCTCAGTCTCTATCTCATACATATTCTTCTTGGTAATCTTAGAGGCAGGAACCCTGAACGCTAATTCAGTCTTTGGCTTATCCATACCATCCATGATTGGCTTAAAGAAGAAAGGCAGCCTGCTGTTAATTGGAACAACCTTGTCTGTAAACATCTTCTTTGCATCACTACCGGTCTTTGACAACATACCAACACGAGCATCGCTAGCAAGCGTTCCTATGTTGATACACTCTGATGATGCCATGAATGAGAAGCCTGAGCGTCTTATCTTCAAGTATATCATCCCAAATGCCCTAGTATCCGCCTTGCATGCCTCCCAAAACAGCCAATATACCCTATTGGCTTCTCTAAAGTCAGGGTATCCAATGTCGATACTTGCCCACTGAAGATACATCCAATGAGACCCGGTTATATAGGTATATTTCCCATTGTTCATAAACCAAAAGCCTTCCTCTCTATAGTCAAACTGCTTCTCAATATAATCAACCCAATGGTCTTTAAATTGAGCAGGCTTTTCATTCCAATGAAATATTGATTGAATCTTAGAAAGTTCTTTTGGATATGGGTCTCTTTGCCAATGCTGTTCGGCTTTCTTTTCGCTTTTTTTATAGCAATCTTTTGGAGCAAGAGGAAGTGCTACGTTTAATCCTGATATATTGTACACCTCTCCAATCTGCCCGGTCTTTGAGATAACAACCATGTCATACTTTGGGTTATACCCATACTCCCATGTCTTTGCCTTATTCTTTGATAAAAGAACAGAAGAAGGGATAAAGCTATTAAGCACCCTATACAACACATTATTTTGACCTTCTTTCTGCAAATCCTTGTTTAGTTTCAGTTTTACTTATACCCTTATCAACAGCATCTATATTCTCTCTCTCCATTTCTATCCTATTTAGAATCTCAAACGCATCAAAGATGGCTAGTTTTTTAGTAGCTGCTGCATTTTTTAATTTATCAGCCGCCAAGTCATTACCATCATCATCAGGCTTCAATATAGAATCTTCAGCAACCTTTATAAGTTCCTGAACAGCTTTATGACCTGCCTCTATAATTCTTAATTTAATTTCTTTGTTGGTCATCTTTCTTTTTTAAAAATATAACTTGTACTAATCTTGCATCATCGCCTTCTCCAAAATTGTCAAATATATTTCTTGAATGAGGCAACTCAGATTCAAATGCAATCATGCGATTAAACTTAGCATATATTTTACACAATGGATTATCATCATTATCATATATTGTAGTTCCATCTTCTTTAGGGTGGGTTTTATTAAGGTACAATATGCAGGTTATATCACCCATCATATCGTCCTTATGTATAAAATTTGGTTCCACTTGTCCTAACGGAGATTTCCTAACAAAATTGTAACTGATATTATGTTCAGGGAATAGCTTTAATACCAAAGAAGCAAGCTCGTCATCATTATCTCTTGCTTGAATATTTTTAAAAACCTTGTAGCCATCATGAACATCATTAAATTCTCCATCAAGAACAGCTTGTAGATATTCTTTAGGGTTGTTTAGTATATCATCTATTGTAAGTAAAATCATAATTTAATTGTTATTTGAGTGTCATACATTCTATAAAGCGTCTCGCCATCAACAACAAACTCATACTCTGTATCAGGCGTAAAGCAAACAATGTCTCCTTCTTTAATTCCTTTACTTATAAGGTAATCATTAGGATATTTCATTGTTGCCATGAGTGGCTCATTGCTAAACGGCTTCTTAATATAAGAGTCAATTGCAGGTAATGGCTTGACAAAACAATACCTGTCATAAGCGTTCCATGTGGAACCTTTTTTGTACAAAAAAAACTGATCAGTTTCTATAAAAAAACTATCATCGCGGAAGAAACTTCTGCCACTTTTTTGCCGACCTTTCATGTCGTTATAAAACTTAAAAACATTATGATGTACGAGAAGTATATCTCCGGGTTCTATTGGACCCCTGTAGCCTAATGGCAGCTCAACGACTTCAGCATATCTGTT